GGTACTAAAGTGAGAACCTTTGCGGTCACCATCGATTTTGATGAAGAAAAGGAAGTCTGGACTGCGTTCATCCGTGACACCACGATTTGCCTGACGATCGAAACCAAGACGATCGCAGAGCTGCGAGACGAGATCGTCGCTGTGCTGGATGAGATCACAGAGTGCAGATGACCGATGTCGAAGCGACTGCGGCAGGCCGTTTATATCATCACCACCGATCGAGGAGTGGTTAAGGTCGGCATCAGCCACAACCCTATCGAACGGCTCGCCCAATTGCAGACCGGCTCGCCCTATCACCTGCGGCTGGTCTACGCCGCCGTGCACTCGGATGCATCCCGCATCGAAGCGATCGTGCACCACATGCTGAGAGATAAGTTGGCTTATGGGGAATGGTTCTGTGTAACTGAAGCTGTCGCCCGCAATGCGATCATGCGGGCGGCGGCCCAGATAGGGAAGCCGATTTCTGGGTCAGGTTTCGTCACTCCGAGGGCGACGCGGTTGTTCTGGTTCAGACTCGGACTGGCCGTCATCGTGATGTGGATGGTTTTTAGCTTCCTCTTCTCGCTGGCTCCGCATTAGCCAGCTTTCGATTTCGAGATCGATGCGCCGAAGATTGCGCCGGCGCATCTCCCGCATGATGGCGATCTGGCCTAAGATGAATTCTTCCTCAGTCATCTTGAAGTAACGCCATGCTAGAGATAGTCCTGACAGTCTTCGCAATCGCCAACCCGCAGAACTGTCACGATGAGCGTATCAAGGTCCTTAACGACCGTATTACGCTCTTACAATGCTTCCTGAATGCGCCTGCGATTCTCGCTGAGTCGAAGACGCAATCGGTTTGGAAAGCGCAGCACCCGGGATGGATTATCGCCGGGTACCAGTGTCGGGAGTATGTGATGGAAAAAGATACATAAGCTAAGCAGTAGCCTCGATCCTCCCGCGCTTCCCCGTCCTCCCCAGCGGTTTTGCAGCGGTCGTGCAGGGGTCCTGCAGCAGTTTCAAATTGGGCGAACGCAACTCGATGTCTGCATATGAGGTGCGCGTCCCGCTTTCACTCTTGCTTTTCTTAACGTCAAGCTCACCCTTCATAGTCTCGCCGAAGATCTTCTGGTTGACTGGAGCTATGCCATTGTCAGAGCACCATGTCTGATAATCGGCGAAGGCCACACCAGCCCGCACGCTCCGGCCTTCACGGCGCACGATGCGCGCCTTGTGCCATGCCAGCACCGAGTCCTTGCTGGGCAGCTCGCCCTTGCGCGACCGGCGCTTGGGCTTAGCCGATACGACCGCCGTGCCGAAGACGGTCACCAGGACCCAAGGCATGAGCCCATTCATCAGCTCGACAATAAACGCCCGAAAGATCGGACGATGGGTAGAGATAGCCTCGCCAGAGCTGGCCGCCGGTGTCCAGAACAGTCCGGCTATCGAGGCGAGCTGAGAGGCGGTCTGGTCGGCTGTCTTCTCGACCGCGCCAAGCGCCGCAAGGTCAGCCTTGGCCTTGTCGAAGTCTTCATCGAGTTTGGTCGATGCACGATCTTGCTTGATCGTGGCAAGCGAAGCGGTGAGGCTGCGACACACGGGACCTTGGCCAGAATGACATTCGTCATCGCGTGCCCTTTGCGCGGAAGCGGCAGCATCCTCGCTTACTATCTTATGCGGGCCAATCTGACCTTTCCGGACATCCAGCTCAGAAATTTTTTCATTGAGCGCTTTTGCGGCCGTCATCCGGTTGCGCGCCGTGCCGGTCGCCACGGCGTGGCTGCCGTTCAAAGCATCCAAGGCGTTCGAGAAGTTGTAGAGCAGCAGCAAGCCGCCAAGCAGGATGAGGATCGACCTATTGCCTGGATCGCAACGCCGCAAGGCGAACGGGATGAAGGGCAGGCCGATAACGCCCAGCGCTATGCATACCGCGCTACCTGGATCGGTCGCCCAGGTTGGTATGACCGTCAACACGAAGCTGGGTATCAAAAAGACCGACGAAGCGGCCCCGATTATCTGGTTCTTAGTCATGATCGTTTGGGCTCCTAACCCGGTTTGATAGGTTTCTTTGCTCTGTTCCTGTTTAGTTCGATCAGAAGTTTCAAAGTGATATCGCGGCGATTGCGGGCTGCCGCGATCTCCAGAATTTTGTCCCAATGCCAGGACGGGATGTTTCCGTGCTTGAACCATCCAACGACCCGCCAGTAGGTTGTCTCCAGCTCATCAGAAAACTCCTCCCGGCTTTGGTCTCCCTTGAGCTGGTAAAGTAGCTCTTGAAAGGAGGCAGGAGTTTTGTACTGCGGAGCGACTTCTTTAGCGGCCAGCTCGATCGCCTTCATGGCGTCTTTCAAGGTGAGGTCGAACCACCCCTTGCCGTGGGACATGCCCTTTATTGCTTCGTGAACCTTATCCACGATCGCTCTAGCGTCTGCGGTTTCGAGAACACTGACGACCATTGTTGGCGTGGGCTGCCAGCATTTGGCTGTCGGAGAATTCGAAATACCAATTTTCAAGTACGGCTTCGGCCGCATCACATACACATATTTCATGCACATATTATGGGGCATGCTTGCAAAAAATGCTAGAAGATTTTTTTAGGGGCTAGTATTTTTCGCCAAGAGTGCTATTATTGTGGTGAGAAGGAAGGGAGGTGATCACCGCACATCAAAGGCACCAGACAGGACCCGCCCGCTAAATAGGCACCACCCAACAAATGGCACGGAACCAACGGCGCTCGGGGGATCAATCTAATGATACTGTTCTCGCTCGATTGCATCCAAATGCATTGGATCGGGGACGGTTTTACCCTCACCCACATCACCAAATGGCCAGGCGGCCAGCCTAAGACATTCTCAGTGCTTTGTGCTGGCGGCAACCGTTGGTGGGCCGTGCCAGAAGCCATCAACGATAACACACCACCAAAAAGTTGAAGAAAAGGGGGCTTCACAAGCCCCGCAACCAAGGACCACACTATGAAACACAAACGAAACCCATCGGAAGAAGCCGTAAAGGCCACAGTCAAAACGATCTGCCGATTCTGGGCTAGACATCTGGGAATTGCGTTCCAACCGGACACAAGAGCCGTTGATTACCACCTGGAACCAGAATTGGTTCGCCGCTTCGACGCGGATATGCAATACCTCTGGCTCAATGCGCCGGATCCATTCGCATCAGCCTTAGAGGCATCGCTGGCTGCACATCCGCAGCTTTATGGCTCTCTCGATTACCGTCCCTGAAACGGGACGGAGCATAGGAGCCCCCGCCATGGCTCGAGCCGTGCCTCAAACCTGCTTTCATTGCCCTATCTGCAATGAAGATTTCGCGACCTTCACAGCCTTCGACAGCGAAGACCACAAATGCTGCGTGTTCATGCACGAGCATCCAGGCATCGCTGAGAAAATCATCTCCGCCCGCTGTCATTGGCGAGCGCGGGAACGCCGGGTAGCCGCCCGCTACCTCGCGCTGTACCAAACCCTAGAGAAACTCTAGGGCAACGAAAGCCCGGCCAATGCGCCCCTGGTCGGCGGGAGCTTAGCGCCGGGCATCAGCAACCGAAAGGAACCGTTATGAAAACAGGCAGGAACCTGAACGAAAGGCGGAGAACTGAGCCGCTTCGGTCTCTACAATGCGGTCACTCGGGCATCCCAGGACCAGGATGACTATGACGAGGCGACTCGCATGGAAATTCTCGGCGGTAAGATCATCGAACTTGCCCCGAGAGAATGGGCGACCTTAGCGAAGGCCGCCTAAATCCCAGCAACCACCAACCAGGAGGACGGGCGCAGCAATGCGCCCCTTTTTATGTCTATGGCAAAGCGTCCCACAATCATCCAGCCAGTGCTCAAGCCGCGCGTTGACAAACCCATCGGGCCAGCGCCGGTCGGCAAGCCGAAACCAACACCGCCACGGAAGTAACATGAAGCCAAAGCTAAAGAAAATCCGCGTCAAACAAGCGGAGAAGCTTACGAAACTCCGCACCTCCTTAGAGGCGCTTACAAGAGTGCGGGACGACATTCGTTCGTGCCGCGTTCATCTCACGCCACAGCTCGAAGCATCCCGCGCTGACTTCGGCAACCTCATCGCTTTTTTCGAAGCGAAGTTCAATGAGCTAGAAAGGAAGATTCTGGCGATCTGCGAAGATCTTATCGAGGAAGAGAAGGTGCAGATCAAAAAGAAAGCGAGGAAATGAATGGCCTTCACATTCATCAAGCTGAGCGGGCGCTGCTTCCCTAACGGACCCCACGGACAAAGCTGGGAGCCGGTCGCCGACTTCCATCATCGTCAAGATAACATAACGCTGTCGTTTGATATGCGAAAGACATCGGTCGAGAACATGCTTAGCCTGTACAAAAGAGGCATGACGGACCTATACGGCCCGGCTTCCGAAGTGATTCCACAACTCCAGAAAGCCGTGGATGCCTTCCACCGGCTTGCCGAAACCATCACACCCGAGCGATAATCGCTCCAACTAGGAGACAGCCTATGGACGCAGAGAGAAAGAAACTAGCCACTGCGCTTGGCTATTACGCCCGCGCCAGAAACCCCGGCATCACGCTTGCAAAAGCAGCTGAGAAGTATGCGCAAGCGCAAGAGTACCGGATCGACGTCGATTTCCAGCTCTACTTCGGCAAGGGCTTCGTGGAAGCCCAAGGCGACGAAACCCTACGCAGGCCCTATAACGGCAGCGCAGAGAACGAAGAGCTTGCCCAACTGTGCAAAGAAATTCGGCGTCTGACCAAAGAGTTCTATGATATGCGGGCCGACCTGCATCAGTACGCTCAGATCCAGGAAATGCGGGCTAGCGCTGCCGCTTGCATGATGGAGCTTGAACGCCAGCCCACGATCTTCGAGGACCCGTTCCACAACCAGGACAGCTAACATGCAAGAAGAAGAGCTAAGGCAAAGCGTTTACCGCGCATGCAACAGGCACCGCGAAGAAGGGAAAACCATTGATCCAGTGACGGTCGAGATCGCTGTTCAGCTTCGGCGCATCGCCGATTCACTCGAAAAGATCGCCGAAACCAGGACTTCGGTCGCCGTTTCCTTGGATCGGATCGCCGATAGCTTCGAGCGAGCCTATCCAAGACGCCGCCAAGGTGACTAACACATGGGCGGTCCATCGAAAATTAAACCATGCATCATCGACGGATGCGAACGCATGACACTGAAGACCGGCACGGCTAAAGGATTGTGTCGCTACCACTACCGACGCTTGCGCCAGTACGGAAATCCTCTTGAGTCAAATCAATCATGGAAAACAGTTGATTGGCTTAAAGCGCATCTAAACTACTCAGATAGCGCATGTTTACTTTGGCCTTTCGGCCGCAACAAGAAGGGCTATCCAAATCAAATCTGGATGGACGGCATTAAAGAAGCTGCCCATCGAATCATGTGTCGCCTTGCAAATGGTCCGCCACCAACGCCAGAACATGAAGCGGCGCATCTTTGTCATTGTGGAATTTCTGGGTGCGTTCATCCGGGACATTTGCAATGGCAAACGCCAGAGCAGAACAGGTCGGGCGTCGCCTAATGGTAAGGCATCGGCCTTTGGAGCCGACACGCGGAGATTCGAATCCTCTCACCTGAATCAAACACTTATAGCTCAGCGGTAGAGCAGCGGGGTTCGAATCTACTCGAGTCCACCATCATCCTGTCATGACCGCCAAAGTCGAAGTTGCGCCGAGCTTGAAATAGCTGATCGTCAGGACGCCTTGACCGCCCGCGCCGCCAGATCCGCTCTTGTAGCCGCCAGCGCCGCCGCCGCCGCCATAAAGCGCGCCAACGCCGCCATTGCCGCCTGTGCCGCTATCGTAGCGTCCGCCGCCCCCGCCGCCGCCGCCCGATCCATAAGTCGTGCTCGTGATGAAGCTGCCATTCGCGCCGCCCGCGCCGCCATTCCCGAAAGTTCCGCCGCCATTGCCGCCGCCGCCTCCGCTCCCAGCCGATCCGGAGCCGCCGTTGGCTCCGCCATATCCGGCGCTGCCGCCGGGCGCTCCATTATAGCCGCCATAGCCTCCATAATCTCCATTTGAGGTATATGCCATAGCGCCGCCGCCGCCTCCATCCGCTCCGCCTCCGCCGCCACCGCCGCAATTCGTTCCATAAGTATTCCCGCCCGCGCCGCCAGGGCCATCGGGACCGGCCGCGCCGCCACCGCCTATTAACGCATCTCCGCCCTTGAATTTAACGCCATTGCCGACGCATCCGGCAACGGCTCCGCCAATGCCGTAATAAGAATAGCCGCCGCCATAGCCGCCCTTCGCCTGGATGCCTTTGGACGGATCTGTCGGCGCGGAATTCGTCGCGATCTGCGCCCATGTATCCCCGCCGCCTAGATTATTGCCGCCGCCCGCGCCGCCCGCGCCGACAGAATAATAAAGGGTTTGCCCCGGCGTGACGGCGATCGTTCCGGAGACGTAAGCGCCGCCGCCGCCGCCGCCCATCGAAGCGGTCGTTTGAGACGAGCCGCCGCCGCCGCCGCCGCCTAAGCCTTGAAGGAAGACAGAAAAGACCCCGGCCGGGATGATGAAAGATCCTGCGCCGGTCGCGGTGACAGCTTGGTTGAAGGGGTAAATAGTGGTCAATGCGTTAAAATGAGCTGGGCTGTTATTGTTTGCACTGTCGCCGCCGATGAGACGTTAAAGCCGATGACATCTCCGGCGTTGATTTGGGTTGTCCAGGATGCCGGGATAGGAATCGCTGAGTTGACATTTTGCGATGAAAGCGCCATCGGATTACCGCCAGTGATGCTGTTCGCGACGGTCGGCGGAAATAAGCTGTAAGGCTCTTTCCAAACGTCGATAGAAATCGATCCGGATCTATCCGCCATCACCACCCATCCGGTGATAGTCCCGTTGAAGGGCGCGTAGATAAAGCGTGTGATTGGCGCGACGATCGCCGCGCCGCCGCCATCGATCAACAATGGAATGAAGGCGGTGCGATCTGGAAGGTTGGTCAAGTCGTTATAGCTGCCGCTTAAAGCCACAGGCGGTAGCCCGTCAATCGCCGCGGCGCGAGCGGCGTCAAGCATGCCCGCCAAGGAAGATGTCGCCGCCGGAATAGTGACGCCGACGCCGCCCGATGGCGTAATGGTGACGCTGGTAGCGTCATTAGAATAAAACAGAGTTGATCCGACATTGGTGAAGAGTCCGCCGGTTACAGACACCAAAGGCGGCGGCGGAAGGCCGGTGATCATCGCGTTACCCCCATTAAGACCGTAACCAAGCAAGGGCCGCCCTCGCACAGATTTTTCTTTACGCCTGACACGATATCAATAGCGATGATATCCATCACATATACCATTGGGGTAAGCTTCATAATCAAAGAAGCATCGACAGCAAAATATAAAATTCCGCTCACGCCGCCATTGACAAATCCGACCGGCGTGTCCGTCGATGAAATATCGAGACGATTCGAAGCATCATCAACGGCCGATCTCAGCTCAGCGTGAAAATTGATGCCGCTGATATCGAGTGCTGCGTTTGGATTGTTGGGTTGAGTGAAGGCGATGATGTCGTACCAGCCCGCATTGTTGGCGATCGAGAACGACATCCCAGGCGCGGGCGGAAATGCGCCAAGCTGCGGCAAAAGCATGATATTAGAGCGAAAATGAAGACCTGATGAAGTCAAGGAAGTCTCCGCGGCGGTGCAAGCTTGATGTCTTCATAGGCCGTTATTTTTCCGTCTTCGATAGCTTGGATGGCTTCCGCCAAAGCTTGGTGAAGCGCGGCGACCTTCAGACTTATAAGTTCGCGAAGCGCCCGAATTTGGGCGCTGGTGAGCTTGATCGGTTTGTCGCCGAAAACGATCGTCGCATCCTTCCCCAGAAGCTCTATATCGCGGATATCCCGGCGAAGGAGAATACCGATTAAAAGCTCGCCCTCTGAATCGAAATCAACCTGCAAACGATCAACTAAAGTGCGATGCAATCCTAAAGCAGCGGAAATAAGCTGCGACTTTTCCGGAGGAGCAGGCTTTATAAAAGCGCGCCCATCATGCCGATCCCCGATATTAGCGGTTTCCGCTTCGACATGGATGACTCCCTTTGACGGCTTATAGTCATCCCCGGCGATAATCACGTCGAAGACTTTTCCATCCCGAATTAAAGCGACTCGCTTATTAGTCATTAGTTTTAGAACTCCAAAACAAGAATGACGCCAGCATGACCAGCGCCGCCGGTGCACGGCGTCGGCCATTGCTGCATCGGACCGGCGGCACCGCCGCCGCCCGCGCCCCATCCGGAGCCAGGCGTGCCATTCAAAAAGACGTAAGCCGATCCATTCCAGATGCACATATTACTCATGCCAGCGCCGCCCCAGAACGACGTTCCGCCCATGCCGCCGGTTTGGTTGAAGGCCCCCGCTGATGGTCCTTGCACATCCGGAATCATATAAGGCGGCATCCCAGGGGATGGATTGATCATAAAAAGCCCCATGCCTCCGCTCGTTCCGCCCGCGAATGGACCTTGCGCTTCCACCGAGTTGTAGCCGCCTTGCCCGCCAAGGGCTACGGCGAAACTTCCGAATGAAGTGGTGCCGCCGGTCCCCGATTGGGAGCCTATCGGCGCATTCCATGGCGAAGGGATACCGCCCGCGCCGACTGTGACCGGAATGCTGCCGACTCCGGAAACAGAAACGAGCGCAACCGCGGTCATGCCGGATTCTCCGCCTTGACCCGCATAGCCGCCCGCGCCTCCTGCGCCGCCAGATCCGCCCGCGCCGCCGCCGCCCGTCGCAAAGACAAGCGCCTTTTGCGCTCCAGCGGTTGGGATGTAATTTCCGGAAGCGGCCAGCACTTGAACATTCGTTATGCCGCCGCCCGCGCCGCCGCCAAAAAGCCGCCATGTCCCGCCAAGCGCCATTAAAAGCACCGGCGTTCCAGCCGTAAGCTGCCCGGCAGTGAGGTTAGACCCGGATACGGTTTGAACTGCGGCTGGACTCAATCCGTTGGCGGCGAGCGTGACGGGTCCGGTGTTTGTTCCTCCCGGCGTCATCTCCAAAAATATGCCGTCCGTCATGGATATGAAAGACGGAATCGAAGCCAGAGTTAGGGTATTGGTGCCAGAAGAAGTCCCGTAATGGACATAAGCCGCTGGCGGAAAGGTAACGGGACGATTAGTGACTGAAAGCAACCGATAATAGGTGCCGTCAAAAACGATAAGGGCGATGGCGCTGGCTGGCCAATCGCCCGATTGAAGCAAATTGCCATCGGCCCAATAGAGCGGCGCTGTGACGGGGCCGCCGGTGGTCGCCGGAAGCTGTAACGACATCGATCCGGTGTTGGTGGAGTTTATTTTTTGAACCTCGACCGTAATCCCGGCGGAAATATTCGATCCAATGGTTGGCGACACCGAAGCGCAAACCGCGGCGTTTGCTGTGCCGGTGTCGATGCCATAATGAAGCAGCGATGCGTCGCTGACCGTTGGACTGGTTCCTGGCGCGACGCGCGCGAATATCGACGGCCCGGCGATGGTGTAAAGCTCCCATGACGTTCCGTTAAAGGTGATTTGCCCTATAGCCCCGCCCGGCCAATCCCCTGGCGCAAGCGAATTTGTATCAGCCCAATAGATCGGAATTGGCGCGCCGCCATTGATGCTAAGGGTTGGATTTGAGGTATTTTTATAAGCGCTTTTGATGACCCGAAGCGTCAACCCCTCTATGACATTGGTCCATGACGGCAAAGTGATCTGCATGGCGTTCGGAGACGCCGAGACAGACGTATCGATCGCGAAATTGTTGACTTGCGCCTGGATCGCTGGCGGAATTTGGGTCAGCTTCGGCGAAATGAAAGGCGCGTTCGCAATCGGGGCGATATTCGGCGACGTGATCGTGGTTTGCCCATTGGACACCAGGATAGACCATAGAGGCGTGAAGCCAGCATCGGCCGGAGGGATGGTCTGGGAGCCCGTAGGGGCCGCTACGCCCGCTTTGAGTCCGACGACGCACACGCCTTGTCGAATGGTGTATTGCTGCTGTCCGCTGTTCCCTGGGCCGCCTAGCGGGATCGAAGGATTGGCCGCGTTGTAGTATGGAAGGACGGTCGGGCCGCCATCGACATCGTTATAGATCGCCTGAATGATGTAATATTGAGAATAGCCGCTAGTTGCGGGCGGAGTGATAGCTTCAGTGACCGGCGAAGTCATCAGCCCTTGCTTTAGGACTTGTCCGGTATCTACGCCGAGCACGCCGTAAGAGGTCGCGTCGATGGTTTCCATCTCGTAGATGGATCCGGCGCTGACCGTAACGCTCAAAGATGGCGGCGAAGCCGGAGCGCATGTCAGTCCATCGACCCAGGCGACGACATTGTTGAAAACTTGCTGCGGCTGGCCGCAGATCGCCTGCATGAGATAGCCGAGCCCTAGCATCCCATATTTCTGGGCTTGCAAGAAATCCTGGCTGCGAGGGACTTCTTGAGTATATACAATCGTCCTATCCATTTAACTACTTCTAGCCTCCGGCAGCCTGTCGCGTTTCGCGAAATTGCAGTCTGGGCACAGCCATTGAACATTTTCAATGATGTGCCTCCCTCGTTTGCTTAGCGGAAAGATATGGTCTAGGTGACGCTCTTCAGAGATATCGCATCCGCATTCTGGATTAGCGCATTTCATTCCTTGCTTCTCAAGCAGCGCCTCAAGATCGTGTATCGATATTCGATCATCACCTATCCAGCTTCGACGACGATGCTTGTAATTAATAGCGATAAGCTTACGCTTATCTGGATTAGCTAAAGCGTAAGCTTTATCCATGGCTGCCTTACGCTCTCGATTATCAATGCGCCATTGACGATTCGCTTCTTTGCTCTTCTCTGGATCAGCCCAATAAGCAGCCTTAAACTTTGCCATCTGGCTTTCACGATGCGTCGCATACCAGCTCAAACAGTTTGCCTTGTTCCGCTCTTGATTATCAGCTATCCATTTTTTCGATCTAGCCTTAGCGCATTCCTTGCACAGCCGCGCACGTCCATCCCGATAGCGAAGCGTACCGTCTCGTTTGAGCGTTCCATCTTTGTGGAAAGCTTCGAGCGGTTTCAGTTCTTTGCAACAAGAGCAGAGCTTCATCAAACAACATCCGGCATGACGGGAATACTGTACCGTTGCAACCCCGGTTGCACTACTGCCTGATTCATGATCGGAGGCGCAAAAGTTGGGGTTAGTCCCGGCGTGGGCGGAAGCGGAATCGGTCCTTGTGGGGCAGAAAGTTGGGTCCATACGATGACGCCAGTCGGCCGCGTCTTGTTGATGGTGTCGTAGATATCCTGATCAGTGATCGTGCCAGCAATGAGGCTCATATCGCCCCACATGCCGCCGATATCCCAACCCATTGCGGCGATATCCCAGCCCGGCGCGCCGGGGATGCCCGAGCCCGGCGGGATGACGTTGACGAACGCTTGGGCGGGCAGGCAGGTATCACCCCATCCCCCGGCGATATCAAAAGCAAAGGTTCCGACATCCCATGCGCCGGTGTCACCGGTATTCCAAGGCTCAAAGATGTAAGGCGGCTGCCCAGTTAAATCGGTCAGCGCATCGTTCATGCCCTTGCGAGTGACGCGCTCGCGAATCAGTTCTTTCTGGATGCGCAGCCGAAAAGCGTCATCATGCTCATTGACCCGGCGCAGCAAAGCGACGCCAAAATAATCTTTGCTGATGATGTCGAGCCAGATATCTGTCGCCCAAGCGACTCTGGTTTGCTTTTTGGCATAAGCATAGAGTCCATAGCACCACGCGGATACGTCAGCCAGACCACCAAGAATGGCGTCGCGGATCGGCGCGTGATAATTCCACCATCCCTTAGGCAGAAGTAGCTTGACCCGGCGCATGATGTCGTCGGGGCCGCCAAGCACAGGCGCTGGATTGATGATAGAGACGATCTGATCGGATTCAATTAACGCCGCGTTGATCGGAGAATTGACATTGATCGGAACGACGCCGGTCGAGATGGTGTCCGGATTCTCAAAAAGCTTGGCGAAGAAATCTGGAGGTTTCCGGCCGGGAAATTGCTGGCGATAATCGAGCCCGGCGACCGGATGCCGAAGCAGCTCCGGCCATTGCAGCCATGGCGGCTTGTAAAGCGGCGTAGGATTGGGGGTCGGTGGAAGGACAGGCGTGATGGGGCGAAAGAGAACCTTCGCGGGCGGCGGCACAGGCAAATCGGCTGGCTGCTTCAGCCAATCCATTTTGATTTGCGGCGGATCTGGCGTCTTAAACGCCCGCGTCGAGACAAAATAAGGCGGGCGCAGCGACAAAATCGGAGCTGACGCGGGAAGGCCGCCGCCGGATGGACCGGCGACCGGGGAAGAAACATAGGTGATGACGATTAAGCCATCAGTTTGCAGCCCTGGCGCACTTGAGCCGCCGCCGCCGCCGCCGCCATATCCCCCAGCGTTCCCCCCAGCGAAAAGAATCGGCGTCGCGACGCCATAATAAGCGCCGCCGCCGCCGCCGCTTCCCGGCCCATAGGTTCCGGTCCCGTAAACATCATCGAGCGATCCGTTGCCGCCGTTGCATGCGCCGCCGCCGCCACCGCCGCCAGCGGATCCATTGCCGCCTGGGCAGACGCCCGTATTATAAGTTCCGCCTGCGCCGCCTCCGGTGCTAAAACGGTTAGCGCCGCCGCCGCCACCAGCAACATTATAAGGGCCGGTGCCAGCGCCTGCACTACCGCCGCTGCCGCCGTTAGCCGCGCCTGCTCCACCGCCGCCAGCGCCGGTGGTGACGCCAAATCCATAGCTGCCGTTCGCGCCGTTGCCGTTAGGGCCGCCCGCGCCGCCGCCGCCGCCGCCAGCATAGTAATTGGAGCCGCCGCCATTGCCGCCATTTGTCTTGAATGCGCCAGTGCTGTTGGAAGCTTGGCCGCCGCCATTGGCGACGCCACCTTGCGCCGCGACTGAAACAGTCGGTCCGTTCGAAGCGGCGTTCGCGAGCGACGATGCATTGAACCAAGTATCTGACGATCCAGCTACGCCAGTAGAACCGATTTGGATTTGGACGATTGTTCCGGCGCGGATGTTGAGATTGATGACAGACGCATAAGCGCCGCCGCCGCCGCCATTATAAGAGCCGCCCTGGTTTCCGTATGCGCCACCGCCATAGCATTCAATCGTATTATTGCGGGGATTGAAGTCCGCCGGGAGCGTGTAGCTGGTCCCGCCAGTGATGAAGATCCGGGGCATAAGAGCGGCGGCCTCTTATTCTAGCGCGGCCCTAAAATCGCGCAAAAAATTATCGCGCGCCTCCCACCGCTTTAGCTTCTCTTCATAAGGATCACATCCGCCCTTATCGGTACATTCAGGGCAAAGGTAGCTCGGCTTTTTCGGACTTGAGCATTTAGGGCATAGGCCGCCCATATCGGCCGGATCGCAATATGGCTGAACAAAGACAACGGTCGAGCAATGCGCGCAAGTGAAGGTGTCGCACTCCTTGTCGCCGCCCCATGGACCGCCAAACACCCGGCCTTTGCCCATACCCGGCCCGCGACCGAAATAGCCGCCGCCGGGAGGTCCCGGCGATGGCGAAGGGGGCGTGTCAGAGACAAGCTCCCCAATGGAAAGATAGCCAGTAGGGTTGCGCAAGAGCTTATTGCTCCTGGAAATAGATCGTCCCGCCAGCTTGGCCGGTGTAGCCAGCAGATTGTGTGGCGAATCTGCACCCGATAGACGCAGTGGCGGGCATGGTCAACTCAGCGCCAGAGCCAAGATAGGTTTGCCAACGATACGGAGCCCTTTGGTTGAGAAACATATCGAACAGCGGTTGCGCCGTGACTGTTCCTGGCTCTGCCGTGAGGTTGACCAAGCAGGTGACAAGGGTTACAGCATCGGCGATATCCGTTGCCGGTGGAGTGAAGGCCGTGCCGATTCCTACCGTCCCGGTGTATCGAGCCATGTTGAACTCGATGTTCGTGTCGGTGGATGCCGGGGCCGCGCCTTGTGACACGTTGATGTCGAAGACCTTGAAGCGCCGCATCGACGCCGCCGGGCAGGCCAGCGTCATGAACGACTTGAGCGAGCTGGTAAGAGTCGCCTGTTGCCCGGATGCAGAGTAGACCGCCATTGCTATCTTTCCTTAGCGATGAATTCTCTCTCCTTCTTCTCTGTCTAATTTTTCCCTGCAGTGGAGCGGCCTTCTGTGGGCCGCTATGTTGGTGAGGCTATGCTACCGCATTTTTTCCCTAAGCGTTAGCCGCCGAAATCGAAAACGATTGCACCGGAAGATTAAGGCCAGGCGCAAGATTCGTAGTTCCGAACACCATTTCGGCGATAGGCCACAAGAATGACCAGATAGCGCTTCCGTCTGGAATGCTTGTGCCTGTTCCGCTAGGACCGGTCCCAACCGATGCTGATACCCCAGCCCCAACGCAAGTGTAGACGCCATTAGCGTTAGAAATGTTTTGATTGAGCACGTAATTGACCGATGGCTGCCATGGCTCGCTACAAAAACCTTGCAAATGGCAAGTCGGCGTCGAGTCATACATTCTGAAACTTTGAGCAAATCCTCCGCCACTGGCGACTCCTGTCCAATTACCAATCATGGACGCCACTCCGTTCGCAGACCCGAGCGGATTCGCTGGTAAGGTAATAGTGCAAAGCAAATTAGCGGGATCGGCGACGGCGACATTCAATGGCGGATCGGCTCCGAAGATCTTCAAGAGGGGCAACCCTCCTTGCGCCGTCAGTATGACGTTGATTTGCGAAATTCGTAGAGTCCTTAAGGCGACGCTTTCTTGCATAGCTTACCCTATGAAATAACCGCACTAGTACATTTTATCGTCACCTGTGCATTTGCAGCGATCGAAGCAGCATCGCCGCTAAATCCATTCAAAAGCACCGCCGTCACCCTGGATACCCCCGGAACCGTGTAAGCCCAAGCTGGAAGGATGGCGAAATCCAACCCCACGCCTAAACCAAGCGCATTGATGTTATCCTCAAGCGTCTGCGCAACCAACCCGCAAACTGTGTTGTGGTCATATCCGGACGCTGTTGCGATGATCATCGAAACGACGGCATTCATGACTTTAGGCGGAAAACACCCGGCCTGGACGCCGAGCGGACGCACGGCATTCACCGCAGCCGTAACAGCCGTCATGAAATCCGATCCGGGAGAGCCAGAGCCGTCATCGGCGACGACGTAATAGTAGCCAGGCCGCCAATTGCCAGCGTAGTCAAAATCTTCGGTGAGCGTCCATTGAACCGTAATGCCGGTCGAAAGGATGGCGTACTCAGTGCCGTAAAAATCCCCGCGCGAGAGCCCGAGAATGAAGGCGGCGAAGCGGTCTTTGAGGCGTTGGTCAGGCTCGCTGTCGAAGCCATTCAAAAGCGCCGCCGGATTAGTGACGTAATCAAGGCCGACCAGCGGTGAAGCGAATTGATTGATAGCCCCGGCGATCACGTTGCTGGCCGATCCGGGTGACGTGCCCTGAATAGGCACCTGAATCGATTGCGTGTTGGCGGCGAGCGTATAGCCGTTAAGAGCGGCGCTCCAGCCCGTAAATGTCGCATTAGGCATCACCGCATATTTCTGATCGCCGCCTTGGGTTTGGAACATGGACCCAACCGGGATGAAGACCGTGGTAGGACCGACCGTCGCTCTCGACAGAATCGCTATTCCGGAAGCGGCTTGCGCTCGCAGTCTATAGACCTGAAAATCGCCGACGAAAGTATCGACGTCCACTCCGGATGCTGTCGATAGACGCATCGCCTGGAGCAATAGCAGCACCATCGCCTGGAACCACAGGAACAACCCGGCGAAGCCTTCGACGATAGCGCGTAGCGGCGAGCCCTGTGCGAAGTCGATCAATCGAGATGACCGACCCTGGATCCCGGTCGAAGTAGTGGTTACGATTTGGTCGAAGCTTTTGGTTGGGAGCGTTGCCATCTATTGTAGCCATTTCCATCCGCCACCTTTGTTTATCCAACAAATTAGGCTTTTAGAGACATTGAATTGCCTAGCAATGGTACTATAAGAAACGGTTTCGCTTAAGAGCTGCCTTATTTTTCTGACATCGGATTCGGAAAGCTTATGCTTGTGATGGCTCTCACCTAGAACAACCGTTCCATGCTGTTGCTTGTCGGCAATATTTTGGGCTGGTGTAGTCCAACGAATGTGGCGCTTGTTGAAACATCTGGATTTTCCGCATGAATGTGCGGCGTGATGCTCTGGAGATGGCGCTGATCCATGAGTTATCTCGCAGATGTACCGATTAGCGCCATACATCTGTTTGTCAAATACGACTTGTGGGTATGGCTTCGATAATGAGAACGGACAGATTATGCAATCATCCGTTTCTATCTCTAAAGCTGCCCGAAGGAAGCGCAGGACTTTTCCGATCTTTGGCATAACTACAACTAATTAGATGGTTATATTAAACTGCACGGCCGCGCCGGTCTGCGCGCTGGTGTATCGGATGTCAATACTGCACATGCCTGGGATGATTTCGGCGACATTGACGATAGGCGGCGGATTGAATGCTACCGATGATTCCATGTTCACCTGGGACCGGCAGATCGCCTCGATCTGGGTAGGCTGCCATGGATCTCCGATCTTTTGCGGGAGCCCTGCCCCATACTCAGGATGCCAGATGTAACCTAAGACGGCAGTGCACAGCCTCCGCATGATGCGCTGGCGCGCTTCATCATCGCCTTCAACGAGGACGAGGCCGCCTTGCGGCGAAACATGAAAATCATCTTCCCAATCGAGCCAAAAATCTGTCATACGGGCCTACTGAACGAGGATAGCGTAAGAGAACATTCTGTCTGTGAGACTATTAGATTCATGGGTCACAAGAAAGCTCCCAGACCCCATCTTATAGTATGGCGGCGGAGATTCCTTGGCGGTATTTGCAGCATTAGCCGTCAAAGGAGTTGGAGATCCAAGAAATTTGCTCGATGTGGTCACGCCTATCGCCTGCACTGTCGTCGTGGTGGAATTTGGAGTCAGGACATAAGTCCCGGTCACAATAACGATATCGGATCCGCCGCCACCGCCTCCGCTGCTGCCGCCGCCACCGCCTCCACCCCCGCCGCCGCCACCCATAGGCGCATTGAAACCGCTAAAAGCGGACGCGCCGCATACGCCGCTACAATTGATATTGCCCTGGACGTTGAGGTTGCCTTTGATATTGGTTTGCCCATTATGATTGATTTGCGGCGCATCGGTATCGTGGGATTGTTCCGCCTTCGCAGTGATCTTGCCTTCTTTACTTAAGACGTGGCTGGCTTTCTCGCCGCTTCCCATAACTTTAGTCGTTAGCGTACCTTTGTTGTTATCCATCTCCATGACGTGGTAAGGCTGACCGTCGCCATCGTCATCATCGCTGCTACTGGTGCTGCTGCTCCCGCCGCTTCCGCCGCTTCCGCTATCACCACCGCCACTGCCTCCGCTGGTGCTAGTGCTGGCGCTGCTTGCGCCGCCGCCGCCGCCGCCGCCGTCTTTGTATGTCTGGACAGTGAGCTTCTTGCCCTGGTTGTCCATATCCATAGTATGCTGTGGAGTATTGCCGCCTTGTTGATAAGTGCGGACTATCAGCCTCTTCTTGTTGTGATCGATCTTGACTCTCGAAAACTTATTCGGCTTTTTGCCGGAAGACTCTGAACCAGGATCTCCTTGAGACGTTGCGGGCTGCGCCTGCCCTCCGCCTTGCCCTTGGCCGCCTTGCTGTCCTCCCTGGCCTTTCTGGTAGGTCGTAATGGTGTGGGTCGAGCCCTTGCCATCGACCTCGTGGATCGAAAATGGATCTGGAGACTCCTGTGAATTTGGATCCGGAGGATCTTGTCCTTGCTGCCGATTGTCTTGCTGGAAGCAAGTCGTCTTCATCTTCCCTTTGCCGTCGAATTGGATATGGCAAGACTGCGGCTTCAGAGGTGGGGCGTTCTTGAGCGGCTTTCCTTCCTGTCCGCTGCTGTGTGGAATACTGCCGGTTGTGTTCCCTCCCCCTTGACCGCTTTGGCTGTCCTGCTGGCTGTTCTGATCGTCCTGGTTCGAAGTCTTATCGTAGATATGGAACTTGCCCTGCTTGTCGAAGAAAACGCGCGAACCAAGCGAATGCATGAACAGCATTTCACCTGCTTCAACTTTCGGCGGCCGGTCGATGTCGTTGTGAATCCGGCGTACGATCATCCCGGATTCCAAATCACCTTCCTGGTAGCGCACAGCCACCATGTCGCCCTGGTATTGCTGGCCGCCGCTACCTCCACTGCCGTCGCTGCTTCCGCCTGTCCCAGAGCCTCCTGAGCCGCCTGACGAGCTACCTGCGCCACCCTGGCCGTCGCCCTTGCCGCTGCCGGGCGACAACCCTACCAACATGCCCCAGCCGTTGCCGCTATGGCCTTCCTCGATCGGAAGCCATCCCGACACTTCGCCAGATGGCTGGAAGGTCACCTTGGCGAGATGCTTCTTTGGGTCGTAGGAGGTCACCAAGCCATGGTGCTCGTTGAAGTGGCCTTGGCTTATCCCGGCTTCGCTATGACGAATCTGATAGTTGACTAAACGATGATATGACATTCCGCGTCTCCTTAAAGCGCCAACGGAAGCCCTCCGGTGCCACCACCTCCGCCACCTGCGCCGCCTGTGCCGCTCTCACCGCTGCTCTCGCCGCCACCAAGGCCACCGCCGCCGCGGCTGTTTCTGGCTGTGATATCCATAGTGTAGCCGCTCATTCCGAAATGATGATGGATGGAATCGATGATGTAAGTTTGATCGAAAACAGTGCCACTGACTGAAAGGCCGCTACCGACATTGATGCTTGGATCTCCAACGACCCTGACATGAACGGTAAGCTCGTGCCGGTTGATTTCCTTAGCCTTGTTCTGCGCGCGCTGCTGAACGTCGCCCTCCTTAAGGCCAGGAATATTGTACTGATATTCGACCGGGCCGCCATTCCCTCCCGCTTCGCCTTCACCGGAGTTCATTTTCTTTTCTTTAGTGTGCCAGCTGTCGATCGTGACCTTGATTTGCTTCCCAGCCTGAATGTTGCGCTTGATCGAGAGCGTGAAGAAGTCAGCCTTCTCCGGCGGCCCCTTGCTGTAATGAACCGAAAATCCGCCGCCGCCTTGCGGGTCTATGTCGTAGTGAAAAGTGTTCCCATCGACCCACCACCGCGCATTATCCTGTTCGGCGAGTTTCGCGATGATCGCGATGGCCGTCTCTTTATCCGCAATCTTGGTGTATTCTTGATCGAGCGCCTTACCGGCGTCCGTGCCTGGGCCGCCGGTAGGTACGCATCCCAACCCCACCATCGAACAAAGATCCTGAACGACTTGAACGCTCTTCTGGTCGGTCCAGGTCTTGTCGACCACCTTGTTATGTAGTCTGATTGAGTTATCGCGCCCGGTGACAGTAATCGTGCCGTTTTGGCCGTAATGAAAATCGGTGCTGTCGGCTTCGCCCATGATGAGCGTCCCGGATCCGGTGACGTTCTGAACGATGATGCCTGTCTGATTATCGCCCAGGGCCGCGAGTGTCGCCTCAGCGCCAGGGTAATACAAAGGGACAGTGGCGCTGAAAGTAGAGCTGCGCCGGGTGCCGTTCTGTTCAACATGTCCGGTCAGAACCGGGATCATCATTCCATTGGCGCTCAACCAAGCACGATGTGGCGCAACGCCGGTTGAGGTCGCCATTCGTCATTCACCAAGGATTCCGCTAAGAGGGGCATTGGATAGGACAGACGGCAGGATGATTGGCCTGACGCCCCAAATCCACGGATCGACCATGCCGTTGATGTGGGCCAGCTCGACCCAGCGCATCGCGTCTCCGAACTGCTGTTCCGCCACATGAAAGAGAGTGTGGCCACTGACATAGATCGTGCGGGCCGGGATGGTGGCGGCGATATAGGTCGTTTCTGGGATGATGGTCATGATTGAATAAGCGTGGTCCGTTGTGTCTGCACCGAAAGATCGCCGATCAGAAGCTCAAGATTGAGCACAGCCCGGCTGATAGACGCCAGCATATCCATCAGCCGCCATTCGTCGAGCGCGCTTCCGACCGCAACCTGGAATCCTGAGATGATGCCAGGCTGATCTCTCGGAGCGACCCATGTATCGAGCTTCCCGGCGGCGTCGTAAAGCGCCAACGTCGTGTCGGTTTCGAGCTGTTCCGCGTTGAGATGGATCGCCTGAAGCGTAGCATAAGGCGCGGCTCCTAATGGAGACGCTTGGGCCACTTGCATTCTGAGGGCAGCCAAATTTTTGGTGAGCTTTACAGGTACGGTCATAGCGCTAACGGAAGCCCTCCGGTGCCACCACCACCGCCTCCCTCGCTGGCAGGCGGGCCAGGGCCTTCAGTGGAAGCTGTAGCCGCGGTCGATAGATCAGAGCTTACCAGAGTATCGGGCGTCGCTGGAGGGGTGAAGCTGCTGTTGGCGAACGGATTGTCGGAAACGGTGCAGGTGATCTCATATTCGATCCAATGAGGATAGCGGCGAATGTGCGGCTTAAAGCGCTTGACCACGACTTGTCTGGACATGCCAGCATAGGTCAATTGTACTTTGAGGCCGCCCGCCCGCATAGCGTCGAGCTGTTGGCATTGTTGAAGCGCATTGGTGCAGAAGAAAAACCCGGACCATGTGATGTCGTCTTCGTCTGGGCCAAGTGTATCAATGACGCGCGTGCCGCCAGGTAGCTTGTGGACGATTAAGGCTTGGGCACCGCCAAATGGCATTCTGGTCGGCGGACTGAAATCAGCGTTCTGGAAAGTGAAGCCGCCCAGAATGAGTGTGTCGGTCATGAGGCGGCCCTAAGCTGTTTAAGCTTCACTTTCAGCTTCAGCAAACAATGATCTGCATATTCTTCCATGGTCTTTGCGCTTTTGGATGAATTGCAACTTGGACATAAGAGTTGCAGATTACTCTCTTCATTAATGCCGCCTCGCGATAAGGCTAGGATGTGATCTAGGTCAGAACGAATTGAGATATCAGCTTCGCAAAATACACAGAGATCATGCTGTTTTTTGCGAAGCCTGGCTAGGGTCGTTTTAGAAATCTTACCGCCAGCATCATGTATCATGGCTCTGCGATTATTGTTCTTAACCTTAGCTCTTTCTTGGCAATAATTAGCTTGCTCATAAAGACGTTTTCGTTCACGAATCCCAGCGTCTTCCGCATAACGTTTACATGCAGATAATTTGTTAGCTTTCCTACGCTCAGGTTTAGTACGCCAAGCTTCCCTAGCTTTAGCTCTCACAATCTCAGCATTCTCTTTCCGGTATTGCTTCGCGCTCTCTCGTGCTTTTTCTGAGTTGGCTGCATAGTATTTACGTAAGTATGCAGCATTTTCCCCTGGATGCTTAGCTCGATGGGCAGCAGCATAACGCCTATTGTCTGAAGCTTTACATTCGCAGCATTGACGAGTTCTAATATCGCGTTCTGCCACATGCCCACGTTTGCACGGTTTACCCGTAAAAAAGCTTTTCAAGCCAGCAGCTTTTGCCTCTTCTTTTGCTCGATGGGCAGCAGCACGAGAGGCGGCAATTGTAGTATGAGTTAAGCCATCTAAGCGTGCACATTCACAACAAACTTTATTGCAAACCTTACGTTCAGCTATGTGGCCATGTCTGCATGGTTTGTCAGTAAAGTAGCGCTTAAGTCCTGCTGCTTGTGCGTCTTCCCGAGAAATAATTTCCATGGTCATTATGAAGAGATTGATTGATGGCCTGGTGTCGTTGGCGATTCGCGACCATCAAAATAAGGCGCTTGGGTCGGATGTTCAAGGCTAGAAATGTTGTAGTCGTTGACAGCGCGAGCGATGGCTTGCCCATCCAAATAGACCACATTGTTGACTTGTGCGCTCCTAGCGCCGCCAGATGGAACATAATTACCTCCGGCAGACGCCAGCATCATGCCAGGGCCGCCGCCACCGCCACCGGGCGTAAACAACGTTCTCTGATTCATGCCAGGCGGCGTCGTAATCATCGGCGGAGGCGTGCCCCAACCTAGATCGGGGACGTTATGATCGTATCTGTTGAAATAGGGATGCGTCCGATGAAACGCGTCCGTGGGGTGCATAAACCTGTCGATGCGATCGTAAAGACTCGAAACAGATTCGACAACTGCACTCGCAAGCCTATCCCAGATTGCGCGAACGGTTGGCGTAATACCCGCCACCGCACTATCCAACCCTTTGACCATAGCGGCGACAATAGCCCCGGAAAACTTCAAGCCAGCATCTATGATTTGATTTGGATCACCGGCAGCGACGGCATCTTTTAAGCCGGTCCACGCCTTTCTTACGCTCTCGTCAAAGCTTAACAGCGCTCCGCCGATCGCTAAGATGATACCGGGGATACCAAGGAAAGAAGCGAGAGCTGTTACACTGATCGAAGCTAACGCGATTCCAAAAACCGCTAAGGCATCGGCGATCTTCGTGATCGTTTCCGGGTTGGCGTTAGCCCAAGCGCCAACCTGCCTGAACACCTCTGTCAAGCTTGTCATGATTGGCATCGCCGCTTTCATGAATGGTTCTCCGATAGTTTCCCACATAGATTCCCACTGCTTGGTGAAAGCCTCTTTGACCCCTACAGGGTTCTTCGTTCTGTATCGTTCGTAAGCCTCTCTGACCGCAGGCACTAAATCCGCAAGGCCCATGTCTTTCAAAATCTGATCGAGAAAGCCTGGGTCACTGAACATCATACCCAACCGCGCGACATTCCGGTTAGGCATCGCGCGCATCATGAGGTTTTCGTAAAGCTGCGGCTCAGTCCCCAGTCCTTGCTCCGACATTTGCTTCGCGAGCT